ATCATAAACCCGCTCGTGCTCGCCGCGCAGCCACGCGACTACCGTTGGCATGGCAAGGACGAGCCGACCATCCAGAGCTGGAAAAACACCAGAGACATCTACTTCTTCCTGATTGGCGACGAGCTGATCGACGACTTCATGGAGCAGGTTCACACCGACCCCGACATGCGCAAGGCGCTGAAAGTTACTTAGGAGGTAACAATGAACGCACACATCGCGAACCGTGACCTCGGCACTGACGCCGAGCTGGCCGAACTCGTTGCCCGCATCAAGGGCTTTGACTACGAGCACGCCACCAACAACGAGAACCTGGCCCTAGCCAAGGCGCTCAAGGTGCTGGCCGAGGACATCGTGCAGCGCCAGCAGAAAGTGCAGGCCATGCAGGATGAGCTCAAGCGCAAGCTGCAACTTGCCGAAGTAACGGCCGAGATGAGCGCGGTGCTCACGTCCCTCAAGCCCAAGAGGTGGTGGCGCAGATGATCGAGGCTCGCATCAACTGGCATCAGAAGAAGTCCATCGCGCAGAGCGAAGTGCTCGCCGAGCTGCTGCAAGCTGCCTACGCCCGGCGTCCCCTCGTCAACCGCCACGCGCTCGTAGATCGCAGCGATGTGCTGGCCTACGCCCGGCGTGGTGAGTGGTGGCTCGTGAAGAGCAAGATCTGGCAGACCAAGATCGCTGACGAAGATGCCACCGCAATCCTCAACGCGATCACGTTACTTGAATGAGTAACGGCAAGATCTCGGCGCTCAAGCGCGCCATCCTTGAGCTTTTCAAGGACGAGCCAGTCTGGTGTCGCTCCAAGCAGAAGCGCGCCAGTATGCGCAACCATCGGGCCAAGGCAATCGCCCTGCTCGATGACATCATCGAACTGAAAGACCGGCGCTTCCACGTCTGGGATGAAGTCGATGATGTTCGCGTGCGGCATCGGCTAACCGAAGCGATCTTCCATGCCCAACGTGGTGGCATCGACGAGGCCGTGTTGCGTGCCGTGATCACGTTACTTGAGTAAGTAACCCAAGCATTGTTAATAGGAAGTTATTCCTATATTGACAAAAGGTTGCCAATAGATTAAGTATTGCAACTGTTCTGTTCTTCGTCTCATCTTAACCCCAAGGAGATTCTAATGCCTACCCCCACCGACGCCCTCCTTGCCGAGCGCGGCAAGACCCACGGTGACTACACCGAACACGCGAACGTAACCCAGGGTTTGAAGCGCGTGGCGCAGCAGACCGAGAACTACTGGTCCAAGCTCAACGACACGCAGCGCGAGAGCCTCGACATGATCGTCCACAAGATCGGGCGCATCCTGTCCGGTGATCCGAACTACGCTGACCATTGGGATGACATCGCGGGTTATGCCCGCCTCATCTCGCAGCGCATTGCCGCTGACCACCTCGCTGCCGTTGCGGCCAAGGTCGCCAAGGTTACAGCCGAAGCCGACTGAATTGGATGGCGGGTTACTTAGGAAGTAATTCCTAGTAACCTGCCTCACCATAACATCATCGCATGGAGAACAGAATGAAGAAGCCAGAGCTCGCGCGCTTGCTGCGTCCGAGCCCGCCCGAGACTTTCCCGCCCAACGTCGTCGCCACCTACGATGAGGAGCACAACATCGTCAGATACAGGAAGGACATCTACGACCAGCTCGAGCCCATCGACAAGGCTCGCGTACGCAACCTCCGAGACAAGTACCTCGAACTCGCCACCACCGAGCCGAGCTACTTCAGCAAGTAACCGATAACCCACGAAGGATGACACCATGAAGCTCAAGACATTGTCTCGCCTTGCCATCTCCCTCTATGCCTCTGGCAAGTGCGTCTACCTCCGCTCCGGTCCTGGCCGTGGCAAGACCACGACCATCGTCGATGCCATACCTCGCATCGGTGCTGCGATGGGCAAGAACCTTGGCATCTCCGTCGTCTCCGGTCCCAACCTCCAGCCCGGTGACACCGTTGGCTTCGGCATCCCCAAGCATGGCGAGAAGCACTCCGAGATGGTGTTCACGCTCCCGTTCTTCTGGCGCACCGACGAGGGCAAGCTGCTCGAGGAATACGACGGCGGCGTCATCTTCATCGACGAGGCCGACAAGATGGACGTGGACCTGAAGAAGGTCATGGGCGAGATGGCCCTGTCCGGTCGCTGCGGCCCGCACAAGCTGCCCGAGGGCTGGGTCGTGTGGATGGCGGGCAACCGCTCCGAGGATCGCTCCGGCTCCACCAAGGAACTCGATCACCTCATCAACCGGCGTTACGAGATCAACGTCGATGACGACATCGAGGGCTGGGAAGAGTGGGCGCACAAGAACCGTGTGCATCCGTCTATCATCGCGTTCGCTGTGTCCAACCCGCAGATCGTGTTCCCCGACAAGCTGCCCGAGAAGCAGGGTCCGTTCTGCACGCCGCGCTCCATCGTGTCCGTTGGCGAGGTGCTCGTTACTCTGGCAGGTAACCCTGACGGCAACCTCCCCACTGACACTGATGCTGTCGAGCTTGCTGCCGCTGGCATCGGTCACGCTGCTGCCGGTCAGCTCTTCGCCACGCTGCGCCTCGAGTCCGAGCTGCCCAACATCGAGACGATCATCAACAACCCTGGCACGGCCAAGCTGCCGACCAAGCCTGATGCTCAGATGCTCGTCTGCTACAAGCTCGCCTCGCTGACCAAGGCCGAGAACATCACGCCGGTCATCACCTACATCGAGCGCCTCCCGGCTGACTTCGCTGCGACCTATGCCAAGGCGGTGGTCACCCGCGAGCCGCGCCTCGTTGCGCACAAGGCCATGCTCGACTGGACCAAGCGCAACAACACCCTGATGACCACGCTGTCGATGCTCAAGAGCGCATGAAGATCAAGGCTGGCAGGTACAAGCTCGAAGTCCCGGAGGTCGAGAGTTACTCACGAGGTAACGACGACTTCCGGGAGGTCTGGGCCTCACGCCTGTGGGGCAACATCAACAAGGCTGAATACTACCGAATGGTCGGTGGTGTTATGAAATGGGATGAACGCATGTCACGCAAGACCTACCGCATCGAACTCAAGATCGACTTCAACGACGACACCCGGCACGACGCACTCAAAGAAGTTGCCATGCAATATGCTCGCGATTTCCTTGGCAGCGCCATGCTTCTACAGGACGGGCGCAGGCCCGCCTGCGTTCTCATGGCGGACGATACCTTCGTCGGCATGGAGGAGATCGACATTCTCCCTGAGAGCGAGAACCTCCATGAACCCTGAGACTGCCAAGCTGCTCGTGAAGGCGCTGCTCCTGTTCAACGACAAGCCGCGCTTCTCCCTCCGCCGTGGCGGCCTCGACTCGTATCAGGTCGCCTACGAAATCACCAAACACCTCAAGGCTAACGGGCTCGACTGGATGGACCCGGAGCTGCAACCCCCACCCGCCAGCAATTACTAAGGGAAGTAACCCATGAAGATCGAAGCAATCGAACTCGACGCCCCCACCAAGCGCAAGTGGATCGAGACGCGCAGCGCGCTGCTCTGGTCCTGCCCGGCGTTCACCCACATCCTGTTCTCGATGCTCAACCCCACCAAGGGCGAGCTCGCCGCCATCTTCACCAAGGACGTGCCCATCGCTGCGACCGACGGCGAGAACCTCATCCTCAATCCCGAGGGGTTCTTTAAGATGTCGCTGTCCGAGCGCGTCTTCGTCGTGGCGCACGAGATCCTGCACTGCATCTACAATCACTGCGCCATATCCCGCCCCTATCGCCAGACGGGTAAGGTCAAGTTCTCCGACGGCACCGAGCTGCCCTACGATGCCACGCTCATGAACGTGGCGATGGATTACGTCATCAACGATGCGCTGATCCAGTCCGGTATCGGCTCGTTCCCCAAGGGTGGCTGCCACGATCCCAAGATCGCCACCGCTGCCGACTCCTTCCTCGACGCCTACAAGAAGGTCTACAAGCAGCAGAAGAGCAACAAGGGGCAGAACGGTCAGGGCCAGGGTCAGGGCTCCTTCGACGTGCTCCTCGAGCCCGGCTCCGGTCAGGGCAAGGATCCCGGTCAGGCTGCACAGGGACGCTCTCAGGCCGAGTGGGACACCGCGGTTGCTGGTGCTGTCGCTGCGGCCAAGGCGCAGGGCAAGCTGCCCGCTGCGCTCGAGCGGTTACTTTCCGAAGTACTCGATCCGGTCGTGCCGTGGCAGGAGCTGATCCGTTCCTTCTTCGCCCGCAAGGTCGGCAACTCCAGCTACAACTGGCGCAAGGCCGACAAGCGCCTCATCCAACGTGACATCTTCTCACCTGCTCGTGCTGGTTATGGCTGCGGCGATGTCATCGTCGCCGTCGATACATCCGGCTCCATCGGGCAGCGCGAGATCGACCTGTTCTTTGGCGAGGTGCGCGGCATCCTCGAAGACGTCAAGCCCATGAAGCTGTGGCTCGTGTGGTGTGACGCCGAGGTGCACGGCGTCGAGGAACTGGACAGCGCGTCCGACCTGGCTGGCCTCAAGCCCAAGGGCGGTGGCGGCACTGACTTCCGTCCGGTGTTCGACTGGGCCGAGCAGTCTGACATCCGGGCAGACGCCATCGTCTACTTCACCGACATGCTGGGCACGTTTCCCCAGTACGCGCCCGAGACGCCCGTCATCTGGGCCGACATCTACGGTCGCATCAAGGCACCGTTCGGCGAGACCATCGCCATCCCGCTGCGCTCGTAACTCCACCAAGTAACCCACGAGGACACCACCACATGCCAGTCTTTACGCTCCCCATGATCACCGACCTTGGCGTCCAGGTGCGCCATCTCGCCACCAAGTTCTACGAGGCGCATCCCTTCTCGCTGACGGCTGACGAGTTCATCGAGAGCTTCATCGACCCGCTGCACGTCAAGACGCTGCATCAGACCGAGGAGATCTGCGGCCGCATCGGCAACACTTCCTATGCGCACTACAGCGCCAAGACCAACGACAACCACGCCTTCAAGGTCGCGCTCACGTTCTATGGCGAGTCGCCTATCATAATCCCGCAATACGTCGCGCACGGACTCCAGCCGACCGCGCCCGACACCATGCGCGAACGCATCCAGAATTGGATTGAGGAACGCTGGTCGTATGGCTGCACGTTCGGCGATGCCGTCGATGCCCTGAACTACCTCAACGATGTGTGCGGCGATGCGCGTGCATTCACCGTCATGTTCCCGGTGCTGCCGACTCTGCTGCGCAACATCAACAAGGAGCCCGAGGCTCGCACGTCCAAGCGCGCCAAGAAACTCACCGAGCTCCGGGGCTGCGGCTCGCTCCCCTCGTTACCTCGCCGGGTAACGCAGCGCCTTCAGGAGATCAGCCACCTCCTGACCGCAGTCAACATGATCGAGCAGGTACCGACGGTAAAGCTCAAGACCGGCGATGTCATGCTCGCCTACCACTATGGCTACGACGTGCCGAAGCGCGAGCATCTATTCAAGGGACTGCCGGGCTGTGCGGCTGTGCAGGGATCGTTCTGCTGAAACTAAACGGGCGCAGCCCCCCACCACGAGCGCTGCGCCCAGACCTCGAAAGGTCGAAACCAACCCACGAAGGAAGGTCGCCCCCAATATATGGGCGGCCTACCTTATCGTCAACACCATTACTTGTGTAGGTAATCATATGAAGACCATCGTCCTCGATTTCGAGACGTACTACGACGACCAGTATTCGCTCAGGAAGATGACCCCCGTCGAGTACATCCTTGACCCGCGCTTCGAGTGCATCGGCTGCGCTGTGAAGGAGGAAGACCAGCCCGCCATCTGGATGACGGAGGACGAGCTCAGGAGTTACATCGCTGGCTTACCTGAGAAAGTAATCGTCGTCTCGCACAATGCACTCTTCGACATGTGCATCCTCGCTTGGCGGTTCAGCTATTCGCCTCACCTGATGGCTGACACGCTGGGCATGGCGCGGGCTTGGCTGGGACACAGGCTCAAGTCCCTCTCGTTGGCGAACGTGGCGCTGCACTACGGCATCGGTGCCAAGGGCACGACCGTGCACAAGGTACAGGGCATGGGCCTCGCCGCCATCAAGGCCGCTGGCTTCTATGACGAGTACGCCGAGTACTCCAAGAACGACGCGGAGATTTGCCACGCTATTTACCGCAAGATCTGCGGAGAAGGCTTTCCCGCTGCCGAGATCGCCATCATGGACACGGTGCTGCGCTGCGCCACCGAGCCGCGCTTCCAGCTCGATCAGCAGCGCCTGGCCGAGCACATCCATAACACCGTAACAGCAAAGCAGACGTTGCTTGGGCGCGTTGGCATCGCTGACCGTGGCGAGCTTCTCTCCAATGACAAGTTCGCGGAGGCGCTCAGGAATCTTGGCGTCGAGCCGCCCACGAAAATCTCCCTGACCACCGGCAAGGAAACCTACGCCTTCGCCAAGACGGACCCCGCCTTCATCGAACTCGAGGAGCATGACAACCCCGAGGTTCAGGCTCTTGTGTCGGCCCGCTTGGGCGTGAAGTCCACGCTCGAGGAGACGCGCACCCAGCGCCTCATCGACATCTCCAATCTTACTTGGCCAGGTAACGAGCCCGCCTCGCTCATGCCGATCCCGCTGCGCTACTCCGGTGCGCACACCCATCGCCTGTCCGGCGACTGGAAACTCAACATGCAGAACCTCCCCCGTGGAGGTCAGCTTCGTAAGTCCCTCATCGCTCCCGAGGGCTTCAAGGTGGTGGCGGTGGACGCCTCACAGATCGAGGCGCGCTTGGCTGGCTGGTTCTGCGGTGCAACTGATCTGGTCGGTGCCTTCGCCAAGAAGGAGGACGTCTACTCCAGCTTCGCATCGAAGGTGTTCGGTCGTCCGGTCAACAAGAAGGAGCACCCTGTCGAACGCTTCATCGGCAAGACCGCTGTGCTTGGACTCCAGTACGGGCTGGGCTGGCAGAAGTTCCAGAAGACGGTGAAGCTCCAGTCCAAGGCGCAGGTGGGGCAGGAGGTGGCGCTCACCGACGAGGAAGCGGCCAACGTCATCAAGACCTACCGCGAAACCTACCCGCAGATCCCGAAGATGTGGACCAAGCTGGGCAACATCCTGCCTCGCATGACCGGTGACATCATCGAACTGGTGCATCCCGTCTACTTCGAGAAGGAACGCATTCGCCTGCCGAGCGGGCTCTACCTGAACTACTACGACCTCCAGAACAAGGACGGCCAGTGGTGGTTTACTTTCGCAGGTAAGCCCAAGTACATCTACGGCGGCAAGATGCTGGAGAACATCACTCAGGCGCTGGCCCGCATCCATGTGATGAACGCAGCGATCAGGCTGCGCAAGACGTTCCGGGAGATGGGCTGGGACATCCACCTCGCTCTCCAGGCCCACGACGAGCTGGTCTACATCGTCCCCGAGGACATGGCCGAGGCGATCCTCATGCTGTCGCTGGCCGAGATGAAGCGGCGTCCATCGTGGGGCATCGACATTCCCTTCGATGCCGAAGGCGACATCGGCCAGAGCTACGGCGACGCCAAGTGATGTTGTGGATGAAACTGTGGATGCTTGATCCAAAGCCATAGCTAGGCAGTGCCAAACCCCAACGTAACCATAATGTACTTGACAAGTTAACGGTAAGTATCTATATGTATAACTTGTTAACGGACAATATCAGATTGACTGCATCCCCGTATTCGATTGATTGTCCGAAGGTACGCACCCAACGGGATACCCCCATGCTTACTTTCGCAAGTTACCTACTGGTGTTCATCCTCGGCGGCTCCTTCGGAGCGTTCACCATCGGGCTTTTTGTCGCTGCCGACGATGATCGTGGAGAATACTGATGATTGAGAACGCCGACCTGATCATGAAGTTTAGGCTCTCGCCTTCGATGGCGAAGATCCTGATGCTCCTGCTGGAGAACAAACGGGTCAGCGCCCGCATGATCGAGAACGATCTGAAGATCGTCACCGACACGAAGGTCGCGATCCACCGGATCCGCCGCCGCCTTGAGAACACCGGCATTGAAATCCAGTCCCGCCGTGAGGTGGGCTACTGGCTCGACGATACGTCCAAGACTGTTCTTTACGAAGCCTTGGGCCAACAGGCTCCCGCCGTTTCGGCGGGGGAGGGCGAAACGTCTGCCTGAAAGACGCAATCAAGCTGCGTTCGCTCAGTTACTACGCACTGAACTTTTGAGTTCACGACAACGCTCCACGGCCTACTTCAGCCCCAGGCCGTGGGGCACCCCCACCCAATACTTCAGAAAGTAATTGCATGACCCCCGACAAATGGCACTCCAGGTTTCTCGATCTTGCCGAGCTCGTTGGGAGCTGGAGCAAGGATCCCTCCACGAAGGTCGGTGCCGCCATCGTCCGGCCTGATCGCACCATTGCATCATTGGGTTACAACGGATTCCCGCGCGGAGTAGAGGACAAGTATCTCGACCGTGACCACAAGTTACTGCGTACGGTGCACGCCGAGATGAACGCTATCCTTTCCGCGCGGGAGCCTCTCGATGGTTGCACTCTCTATGTTTCTCCTCTTTTTCCCTGCTCCAATTGTGCTGCCGCCATCATTCAATCTGGCGTGTCCACAGTGGTGGCCCGCATGGGAACGCTTCGCCCCGACTGGCAGCTCTCCTTCGACGCCGCCGCAGACATGCTCAACCAAGCCGGTATCGACGTCACACTTTACTCGGTGAAGTAACATGAGCATCAGCGACCCCTACAAGAATCTGGGCAACAACAGCGTACTGGTCATGCCGACTACTGGCGTTGCCTCCGGCTTGAACATCGCGCCCGCCGTGATGGTCTGGCCCGGCTCCAACCATGTGAAGGATCCGCTCTTCCGCAACCGCCTTCTCTTGATGCGGCTGCGGGCGCGCGAAGGTGAGCATTTGTTCCAGGACATGCACACCTCGTTCGCCAACGACAAGGTCTTCGTCTTCATCGTCACCAAGGATCAGCCGCTCACCCTCGAGGATGACGCTGGCATGTTCCCGTCCGACGCCCTCATCACCCAGCTTCGTCTTCTGATGGATTGAGCCATGAACTACATCGTCGTCTCTGCCGCCAACAACCGTTCCTTCTACCTCGCCAAGCAGCGCATCGGCGGTGCGGGTTACGCCACCATCGCCACCTTCCTGAACGAGCAGATGGCGAAGGACACCGCCGCGCTCCTCAATCAGGCAGCAGCGCCAGCCAACTCGTTTGGCGAAGCATTCGTCAGCAAAGTCATTAAGGGAGGTCGCCGTTGACCACCGTCGTTACCACGAGAAGTAACCCGAAGAAGTTCGCTTGGTCCTACTCCAAGCTGAAGAACTATGAGTCCTGCCCGAAGCGTTACTACAACGTGGACGTGGCGAAGGTCGTGAAGGAAGAAGAGTCCGAGCAGCTCCAGTACGGCAACGCCCTGCATAAGGCACTGGCCGAAGCGGTCTCAGGGAAGGCTGATCTACCGAAGCCCTTCGCTGGTTTCCAGAAGCTGGTCGATAAGATCACCGCCAACCCCGGCAAGCTCCTCGTCGAGCAGCAACTCGCCATCCGGCAGGACTTCTCCAAGTGCGAGTGGTTCGCCAAGGATGCTTGGTACCGGGGCATCGCTGACGTCATCAAGATCATCGGGCCGGTGGCGCTGGTCATCGACTACAAGACCGGCAAGATCCTGGAAGACGGTGTGCAGCTTGCGCTCATGGCGCAGTGCGTGTTCGCCCACCACCCCGAGATCCAGAAGATCCGCACCGAGTTCTGGTGGCTGAAGGAAGACGCTGAGACTCGCGCCGACTTCACCCGTGAGGACATGGTCAAGGTCTGGGCCGGGTTACTTCCCCGAGTAAAGATGCTGGAGGATGCGCATGCTGGCGCGAATTTCCCACCCAAGCCCGGTTATCTCTGCCGCAAGTGGTGCCCAGTCGAGGCATGTCCGCACCATGGGATCTAAAGAGGCCGGGTCGCTCTATTACGACGCCCAGACCGATCAGGTCTACATCATCACTGATGGTAACAAGCAGACCTTCGATCATTTTGATGCGTCGAAATACATGATTGTCGAGCAGAAGCGTTACGACGCGCTCGTCGCCTACGCCGCTTGGAGAAGCAACGATGACCCCAGAAGGGCGGATCAAGAAGAAAATATCGGACTACCTGCGGAGGATCGACGGCCTCTGGTACAACATGCCTGTGCCCGGTGGATACGGCGTATCTACACTCGACTACTTGGGCTCGTACCGGGGGCGGTTCTTCGCCATCGAAGCGAAGGCGACCGGCCGTAAGCCTACCGACCGACAGTGGGCCACCATCGAAGACATCGAAGCCGCTGGCGGCAAGTGCTTCGTCATCGACAGCCCCGACCTGAGCAAGCTCAAGGAATGGATTGAAGAGCTGAGTAAGGAACCCACCACATGATCCACGTCTCGAAACAACACCGTGTCATCGGCGTACCGTATCGCCCTGAGTTCGACGAGTTCTTCCCGAATGCCAAGCGGGTTACTTTGAACGGTAACGAGCTGGTGATCGTGCCGCACGAAGCGAACATCACGCGCTACCTTCGCAACATCGGGCTCGATGTCCCGGCTCCGGTCGTGGCGCACTATGACTTTGAGGGCGGCTCGCCCTTCGAGGTGCAGAAGAAGACCGCTGCACTTCTAACCATGAACCCGCGGGCCTACGTCCTCAACGGCATGGGCACCGGCAAGACCAAGGCGGCCCTCTGGTCGTGGCGCTACCTCAACCGCATGGGCCTGGCTGGCAAGCTGCTGGTGGTCGCCCCGCTCTCCACGCTCAACTTCACATGGGCCAAGGAAATCTTCCAGACGCTGCCGGGTGTGCAAGTACAGGTGCTGCACGGCACCAAGGCCAAGCGCCTTGCCAAGCTGGGCGACATGACGGCCGACGTCTACATCATCAACCATGACGGCCTCAACATCATCGCTGACACGCTGGCCAAGCGCCACGACATCGACACCTGCATCCTTGACGAGCTCGCGGTCTATCGTAACGGCCAGTCGATGCGGACCAAGGTTACTCGCAAAGTAACGGCCCGCATGAAGTGGCTGTGGGGCATGACCGGCTCGCCAACGCCGAACGCTCCGACGGATGCTTGGGGCCAGTGCTCCATCGTCACGCCCAACACCGTGCCGCGGTACTTCAATCGCTTCCGCGATGAGGTCATGCGCAAGATCACGCAGTTCAAGTACACGCCCAAGGAGGACGCGCTCGACAAGGTGTTCGAGGTCATGCAGCCCGCCGTGCGCTTCACGCTCGACGATGTGGTCGAGCTGCCCGAGCTGATCGAGCGCACCATCGACATCGAGATGGGGGAGAAGCAGTCCAAGGTCTACAAGCAGATGGAGCAGCATGCCCACGCGATGGTGGCCTCCAACGAGATCACCGCCATGAACGCTGGCGCTGTGCTGATGAAGCTCCTCCAGATCAGCACCGGCTACGTCTATTCCAAGGACAAGTCGGTCGTCGCGCTAGACAATGACGAGCGGCTCGAGGCGCTGGTCGATATGGTCAACTCGTCCGACCGCAAGGTCATCGTGTTCGTGCCCTTCGTGCATGCGCTCGAGGCCATCGCCAAGCGCCTTACTTCGGAAGGTTACGACGTTCGCACCGTCTACGGCGGCACCCCCAAGGGCGAGCGCGATCAGATCTTCAACCTCTTCCAGAACAGCAGCGCGATCAAGGTCCTGGTCGCGCACCCGCAGTGCATGGCGCACGGCATCACGCTCACCGCTGCCGACACCATCATCTGGTTCGCGCCCATCCCCAACCTCGAAATCTTTGAACAGGCCAACGCCCGCATCCGGCGCGTCGGCCAGAAGCACAAGCAGCAGGTCCTGATGTTTCAGGCAACCAAAGCTGAGAAGAAGATGTACGCGAAGCTGCGCGCCAAACAGAAGGTGCAGAACGCGCTACTGGAAATGTTCGCTGATGGATCGGAGTAACCGCATGAAGTAACTCACAAGCAACTACATCGTAATGGATTCCCCACCACGGAATCGTTTAGTCTGAACAACCCACGGAGAAACCCCACCATGACTGTTCATGTGCAGGTCCAACTGCCTGAGAACATCGACGAGCTTGTGGATCAATACGTTCGCCTTCGCGATAAGATCAAGGCGGCTGACGATGCCCACAAGGAGAAGACCAAGAACGCTCGCTCGTACTTGGAACTCCTCAACGGCCGCTTGCTGGAACGTCTCAACGACGTTGGCGGCGAAAGCGTGAAGACGCCCCACGGGACCGTCTACCGCACCACCCGGCGCTCGGCCACTATCGCTGACGGCGATACCTTCCGCCAATACGTCATCGAGAACGAGCAGTTTGATCTCGTCGATTGGCGGGCAAACGCCAATGCCGTTGACGACTTTATCAAGGAAGAGGGCGTCCAGCCGCCCGGCGTGAACTTCTCTCAAGCCTTCACTGTCGGGGTTCGTCGCGGATGAATGCCGACTTCCTTGACTTCCTTACGGCCTTGGCACTGGGCCTTCTGGTGCTGAACGCCGCCTTCACCTTCTTCGATCTCATCAACTACTTCACGAGGTAACATCATGGCATCAACCCAACTTACACTTCCCAAGGGCTTCGGCGCGGTATCGTCCGTGTTCGCGGGTCAGACCAACGCCAACGACGAGCTCGGCGCTGGCGTCACGTCCTCCTATGGCGTGATCGGCTACCGTGGCAAGGTGTGGTCCACGAAGTATCAGGGCAAGGAAACGCCCCTGATGCGCGAGGACGGCGATGGTCCGCGCGGCTCCATCGAGGTGGTGATCGTCAAGGCTGCGGCCGCGATCTCCAAGATCTTCTACGCCAACGGCTACCAGGATGGCAGCAACTCTGCTCCCGACTGCTGGTCATCTGACGGTGTGAAGCCCGATGCGTCCTGCCAGTCCAAGCAGCACCCGACCTGTGCGGCATGCCCGCGCAATGCTTGGGGCTCTCGCGTCACCGAGTCCGGCAAGCAGGGCAAGCAGTGCGCCGACTCCCGTCGCGTGGCGGTGGTCCCGGTCAACGACATCGCCAACGAGATGATGGGGGGACCGATGCTGCTGCGTGTTCCGGCGGCATCGCTCAAGGACCTCAAGGCGTACGGCGAGATGCTGAACTCCTACGGCTACCCCTACTATGCCGTTGCATCCCGCATCTCCTTCGACCCGAAGGAAGCCTTCCCGAAGTTCGTGTTCGGCGCGATCCGTCCGCTCACTGACGAAGAGGCCCGCCAGGTTGCCGAGCTCCGCGACGACAAGCGTGTGCATCAGCTCCTGAACGAAGCCATCGAGCAGAAGCAGGTGGCGCAGCAGGAGGAAGAGGAAGCCGTCCCGGCGTCCCCTTTCGAGATGGGGAACTCTGCGACAGTTGCCGCCTCCGCACCGTCTTCGGCCTCACCGAAGGCTTCTGCGGCTACTGCTACGAAGACCTCCACGGCGACGGCGGCTCCGGCCCAGAAGACTACTCCCAAGGCGACATCGAAGCCTGCACCCCAGCCCGAGCCGGAAGAGGTTACTTCCGAGGGTAACGAAGGCGGCGCGGTCCCGACCTCCTTCGACCAGCTCCTCGAAGACATCATCTAAACGATAACGGGAGTGGGGGTTACCCCACTCCCATTTCATCCGGGGCGGTACTCGTGCTTGAACGCGACAAGAAGTTTATTTCATTGGCTCTGCCTGAGCCACAGGACGGACAATTTCTTAACATCATCTGGAGTTCGACCGGTCAGAACGGCAAGAAGTTCTGGGACGGCCGAGCTTGTACATCTGTAGACGAGTTTGCCAAGACTGTTGATTGGATGTCCAAGGCTGGTGAGCCGAAGGACATGTATGTCGGGATGTCATTGCAAGCCCGCTGCGAGGAGAAGATCTCGCAGAAGGGTTATAAGTACAAGCGGGCGCTACGCTCCGCCGCTGACGTCGTTGCCATCAAGTCGCTGTTCATCGACGTTGACGTGAAAGAGGGCGCTTACCCCGACACGAAGACGGCTCTGGCTGCGCTGAAGGACTTCATCACATCAGCGAAGCTCCCGATGCCGTCAGCCGTTGTGGCCTCCGGCTCCGGTGGCTTCCACGCGCACTGGGCGCTGGACAAGGTCCTGACCCGTGACGAGTGGCAACCGCTGGCCAATGCGCTGGCGCGTGCCACGCACGAGCTGGGACTTCTCTGCGACAGCCAGTGCACGGTGGACTCCGCGCGCATCCTGCGCATTCCAGGAACGCTGAACCACAAGTGGGATCCCCCACGCGAGGTGAAGCTGCTCTCCTGCGGTGCGGAAGTCTCGCATGATGACATGGTCACATCATTGCAGCCTTACATGGGTGCGTTACCTCAGAAGGTAACAACCAAGATCGAGGCGAACGACGAGCTCGGCGCAGGGCTCACCAACGAAGCGCCTGAGATCGAGATCATGGACGTCGCCAAGAACTGCGGCTTCGTGAAGCGCTCGCTCGGTACCGGTGGCAAGGAGAACCCCAACCCGCTGTGGTTCATGACCGCGGCAATCGCGAACTTCACCGTCGAGGGCAGGGATGCTCTCCACGAGATGAGCAACCAGCATCCGGGCTACACCGCCATCGCAACCGATGAGCTCTACGACCGGATCGCCAACGCTCAGAAGACCCGCGATATGGGCTGGCCCAAGTGCGAGAAGATCGCAGCGTACGGCGCGAAGGAATGCCAAGGCTGCCCGCTGCTCGCACAGAAGAAGAGCCCGCTCAACTTCGTGCTGGCCCAGACCCCCGACAAGCCCGACCTGACGCTGCCCGACCGGTATGTGCGCAATGCCGATGGGCTGATCATGTTTCGCACCATCGACGAACAGGGCCAGCCGATCACCTTCCCGATCTGCGCTTACCCGCTGACCAACGGCTGGCTCTCCAACGACCCTTGGACGCTGCACTTCACCACCAAGCTGGAGAACGGGCGGCGTCGGTCCATCGAGATACCTTGTGAAGTAATCACCGCCAAGGACAGCTTGGCGAAGTATCTCGGTGGCAAGGGCTTCTTCTGCAACGAAAAGGATTACAAGGTACTCAAGGAGTTTCTCGTGGCATGGCTTCGTAAATTACAGAACTCAAAGGATTCGGTCATCAGCGCCAGCCCGTTCGGCTGGAGCGTCGTCGATGGAAAGATAGAAGGTTTTGCATACGGCGGGCGCGTGTGGATGAAGGACACCGACCGTCCTGCCGCCAACCCGGACGCCGTGCTGGCCTACCAATACTCGCCGCGCGGCAACCGTGAAGCATGGGACAAGCTGGTCACGGTCATCTGCGATCAGCGCCGCCCGGCGCTCAACGCGATCCTGGCGTCGAGCTTCGCTGGTCCACTGGTGCGCTTCACAGGCCACCCCGGTCTGCTGCTCAACGCCTACTCGCCCGAGTCCGGTATCGGCAAGACCACCACCATGAAGGTGGCGCAGTCCGTATGGGGCGATCCCGTGCGCGCCATGCAGGGGCTCAACGATACCTCCAACTCGGTCCTCAACAAGATGGGCCACATCAAGGCTCTCCCCATGTACTGGGACGAGATCAAGTCGGAGGCTCAGGTCAAGCGCTTCTGCCAAGTCGTGTTCGACCTGACCGGTGGCAAGGAGAAGTCCCGCCTCAATGCCGACTCCACGCTGAAGATGTCGGGCACATGGCAGACGATCATGACGAGCGCGTCAAACGACTCGCTCATTGATCCGATGGCCCGTGAGGTGGGCAGCACGACGGCTGGCCTCTATCGCATGTTCGAGTACATCGTCCCGCCGCCTACTTCGCAAAGTAACGATGACACGGGTGCAGTGCAGCGCCTGACCGGCGAGCTCAACGACAACTTCGGCCACGCTGGGCTGCTCTACTCCAAGTTCCTCGGGGCCAACCACGAGCGCATCAAGAACGATGTTGCCAAGGCTCAGGACGAGCTCTCCCGCGACAATGGCGGGCGGCAGGACGAGCGCTTCTGGTTCGGCACGATGGCAGTCATCCTCAAGGGTGCCGAGTACGCCAACGAGCTGGGGCTGACGCAGATCGACGTGCCCGGTCTCAAGGACTTCCTCGTCGAGGTGCTCACCGAGAACCGTCGTCAGGTGGCAGCAACGCCCAGCGATGTGACCACGGACATGAACGCCAGCGCCATCCTCGCTGAGTTCCTCAACGTGCACCGCTCGCGCAACACCGTCATCACCAACCGCATCCACGTCTCCAAGGGCAAGCCCCCGGTGGGTTCGATCAAGGTGCTCAACGACGCCTCCAAGATTGCCGAGCTGCGCGTCCAGATCGGCAAGGACGACAAGCTCATCCGCATCTCGTCGGGCTACTTCACCGCCTGGATCGGCAAGTCGGGTCACTCCCGCGTGTCGTGGACCAAGAAGATGGAGTCCGAGTTCGGGCTGCGTCTGGTCAATGGTCGGCTGGGAGGTGGCACCGAGCTCGCGGCGACAGCCACCGAGCTGCTGCTCGAGCTCGACATGAACCACCCCAAGCTGAGCCAGTTCGTCGAATGAGTGGGATGCGCAAGCGCCAGCAGGCGTTCCTCGGCATGCTCGAGGACTTACCTGTGCAAGTAATCAGCACCGAGTTCACCGGGTCTGGCCATCTCAAGGTGACATTACAACACGCGACCCGGAGGAAGTTCTTCGTCTTCTCCGGGTCCTCATCAGATGTTCGCGCTACAAAAAACTTCAGGAGCGAAGTGCTCAAATGGGTCAAACAAGAAAGGGAAGTCCATGCCGCATAACTTTTTCCAATGGTGTTGGTTTGTCTTTTACACCGTCGGATCATTAGGCGGTTGGATCATGTGCGCTGTGGTCCTGACCTATGTCGCTGACCTTCGTCGGAACGTTCGCAAATGAAGGTTCTCCGCAAGACGACACCTCGTGCTTACCGCGAACCCCGCAAAGCCCCGGCCGAAGGCAAGGGCGTCCCTCCAATGGTCAAGTGGATCTGGATGGAGATGCAGCACCAGAAGATCTCCCAGCTCGCCATGCAGGACTACTCGGGCGTCGAGACCAAGAAGTTCAACTCCTGGGTCCGTGGCGCGAGCAGCCCCAAGCTGGTGGACATCGAGGCGATGGTCAACGCGCTGGGATACAACCTCACGGTCAGCGTGTCCCAGAAGCTGGACTTCTCGCCGCCGTGGCTGAAGGATGAATCCTAGAGCCCCTTACGCCATGCCCGGTTCTTACTCCGGGAAGTAACCTGAAGATTGGCCCTTGCGTTTGTACCACCCGAACGCAGGGGCTTTTTGTGATCTACTTCTTTGCCGTCGCCTTTGTGGACACGGCCTTCCGCTTTGAGCTCGTTGCGCGCGGCGTTTCGCATGGCGCGCTTTTTCTTCTGCTCGGGCTTCGCGTGGTAGTTGTCGTACTCTTCCCGGTAGTTACGTTCGCGCATTTTGCCTTTTTCCTCTGAAAGCTGGTGACCTTATTACACCATTGCACGTATTCATTCACGGGCAAAATACCGCGCCACTGGTTCACCGCAGCACAGACGAGCTGCACGTTCCCCTTCTTGTAACCTTTCTTCGGATTGATCTTGTCGATGCTGGCGTTAGTCCATGCTCGAACGCCGAGCTTCAGATTACAGGTGAGTTTCTCACCGGACAGCGCACACCGATAGTCCTGCTTCTTGAGGAGCTCCAAGAGCATCTTCGTGTTGAGCGCCGCACTTTTCTTTTTCAATAACCTCGGAAAGTAACGCTCCCAGTGCCCAGAGATGCGCTGGTATTGGACCGCCGTCTCTGAGCTTCCTGTGAGGTACCGCCAGCCGAGGCGGCACTTGCGCGAGCAATGTAGTTGGGTCTTGCGTGAGGGGGTGTATTGCGTTCCGCATGACGGGCAATACCTAGGCTTCAAAACTACTCCTGATTTTCTTTCTTCTTGTCCTGCCGCCAGTAGCGGCGGATCGAGCCAATGTTGAGCGGGCGAGCCTTGTGATCTTTGCGCTTGAGCTGGATGTTGTACTCACGGATGGCGGCAACCGCCCGCATCTCCGCTTTCTTGTCGCCACGGTCGAGCGCCTGCGTCAGATCGTTGCGCAGCTCTTTCTCGCTCTTCTTGCGCGTGTTCGACTCACGGATCTCGCGACCAACCGCACGGCCCTGCTCGGCGGTCTTCAGCGAGCGGAAGCCAGCAACCTGTTCAGCCGCTTCCACGCCTGACAACTTGCCACGCTGGTATCCCTGGATCGCCTTCATGGTGTCGCCGAAGGTCTTGAACGGAATGGCGAGCTCGAGCCCCTTCTGTACGTCGCCGACGGTGTTGGCATTGCGCAGCGTCTGTGCGGCCGTCAGCCAGTCGCCAACGGTCGAGCCGGGTGCGCCCAGCACCGTGGTACCCACATAGAGGGTAAGCCCCTCCTTGTCGTAGCTCTTGGGGGAGAAGCCGGTAGCAAGGTCCGCCATGCTGAGACGGCTGGCAAAGTCGATCCCGGTTACCGTGGAAAGTAATCCGTTGTTGATGATCGAGCCGAGGGTCTTGCCGGTCTTCTCCTCGATGAGGCGACGCATCTTGTCTTCTTCGTCATCCCAGCCAGCGCCCTGACCAAGGAACGCAGCCGCAATGAAGCCCAGCTTGATGAGTTCGACGCCGGGGAGCCCAAAGGTGCCCGCGACCGCAGCCTGAGTTGCTACGAGGTTCATAAGCTGCTTGCGTGCGATGATGCGCTCGGCCGGATCGGCGTCCTTGAACGCACGGTGTGCCATGTCGGTCATGAGCTGGTACTGGAGCAGGCCGTACTTCTTGAACTGGAGCGCCCAGCCCAGACCCTTCATCTTCATCCAGCGCGGCGTGTTACTTCCGCGGTAATCGCCCTGCGTGTTGAACACGGTGTCTACGGCTTCCTGCAACGCATTCTGATGCGGCTTGCCGGAGTCGATGGCGAGGTCATAGGCGGTGACCGCAGTCACGGCACGGTTCATGACTTCGATTGCGTTGGGGAGCTGGCGGGCAATGCGGTCCACCTTGGCCAGCGAACGGCCAAATGCGCCACGGCCCTGCTCGGTCGCCGCCCCCACCTCCATGCCGGAGTCAGATGAGAGGACGCCGCGCTCGATCAGCTCGTCGATCAGAGCATCGTATTCTTTGCCGAGATTCTTGCGGAGCGAGCCAATCAGGTCAGTCGTGTCGATGGTCGCCTTGGCGGCCTGAGCCGCCGCCTTGGCGGTGTTCTTCAGTCCGGCACCAGCAGTCTCGATGACACCGATGCGATGGTACGCAGACGCCAGCGCGACAGAGGCGTTCGCGTTACCATACCGGCCACCCAGTACCGGCAGCGCCGTGGTCAGAGGCTGCATACCGTTGATGATCGAGTAGGCCGGGGACACCAGCTTGTCGAAGTAGGACAACGTCGCAATGTCCTGAAGCATCTGCACAGGACGGTTGGGGCTCTGAATGCTGGCTTCGCGGGCGCGGAGCTCGTTCATCACCTGCGAGACCGCGCCAGCGTTGTTGGTAAGAGTTGAACCCTTCTCAACGTCGTTCATGCGGAGCATGGCATCGTGCATCTCGGGCGCGGTGCGCAGCGTTGCATGATAGTTGCCCGCCGCCGTGGCGTAGGTGAGCGCTGCGCGGGCGATGTCGTTGGACGCGCCGCGCACGTTGCGCCGGGCCAGGCTGCGCTTCTGCGCCTTGTTCCCGTGCATCTGAGCGATCACCGCGTTCTCCACGATGTTCTTCATCATCTCAGCTTGGCCGGGCGTAGACTTGTCGTTGGCACTGATCGAGTTGACGATAGCCGCCAGCGTCGAGCCCTTGACGAGTTCCGACTCGCCAAAGTTGCGGCGCTCCATTACCTGCGAAGTAACGTCAGACGTGCTGGCCTTGCGGAACGCCTCGGCTTCCTTGCGGGTCTGGAAGAAGTGCGCGCCTTCGGTCTGGAAGCGGGCCTCGAACACGACATCATAATCGCGGTCGGAGCGCTGCTCGCCCTCGGTGACCAGCTTGCCGGTCGCCTTGTCCTTGTAGCGCTTGGAGATGCCGCTCAAGGTAAGATCATGCTTGGCCGCATAGTCCCGGAGCTGACGCTGCACCGCAGTGCGCCCGCCACGAACAGTCGGATCCACCTGCACCCGCACGGTGTTCCCGTCGATCTCGGTCTTCACCGGGATTTGCACGACTGTTGAGGTCGTGACCTTGGTAACCTTCTTGTTCGCATCGACCTTGTTGACCGTCCGCGTTACCTTCATCGGTACGGTGGTCCAGCCCGGATCGACCAGCTTCTCCTTCGTCGTCACGACGTGCTCGCCGTAGCGCATCTGAGGGAAGTAGTCGCCCTTCATCAGACGCAGCTCGGTGGCGCGTTCCAGGTTGTGGAACAGCGTCTTGTCGTTGATCAGAGCCTCGTCGGCAGCGTCCAGCTTGCCCTCGGTGACCTTCGTCATCAGGCGCATGACGTCGGAGTTCGACAGCTTGGGCTCGATCCGCTTGAGGATGTTGTAGGTCAGCGCCTCGACGTTGGAGTTGTGGGCGTCGCGGTAGAGCGTGGTGAGCTTCTTGTAGAGCGCCTTGGCTTCAGGGCTGAGCTTCTCAAAGCGGGTATTGAGGTCAGCCAGACGCTGCTTGCCCTGCAAGCCCTTGGCGGCATTCGTACCAAGATGTTCGTTGGACTCGCCCTTGCCCAGCTTCACGTTGAGGCGCGTGGCCTCCATAGCGAGCTCGGCAAACTCCATCGCTTCATCGGGCTTGGTGCGGGCCAGATCAGCAAACTCGGCAGCAGCCTTGCGCAGCGGCTCGGCATACTCCTCGACGATGTTGTCGCGGCGCTGGACGAGCTTGACGTAATCCTCGAGCGCGTTGCCCTGCTTGTCGTTGAAGAGCCCACGGAACTTCTGGCGCATGAAGTCCAGCGTCATGGTCTTCAGTGCGAAGCTGCGCAGCTTGGCGTTGATCGGCTCACCCTTGCCCTTGAAGGAAGCGGGCTGCGGTTCGATGGGCTCGGCCGGTCCCATGCCGGGAGACGGCGGCTCCTTGTAGGGCGGTGCAGCGCCTTCGGACGGGTTACTTTCCGAAGTATCCTTGCCGAACGCCTTGATGGCTTCCTCGATGAGGAATGGCACCGTCGCAGGATCGACCGACTTGCCGACTTCGGCCTTGAGGAAGTCGTTGATCTCCTTGGCCTGAGCGCGCGGGACGCCGCCAGCCATGAGCTGGTTCCAAGCGGACTGCTTCTTGGGCTCGCTCTGGAACGCCTCAACGATGGACGCCAGGTCCTCGTCGCTGATCCCGTCCTTGAAGTTCTCAGCGATGATCTTGGCAGCGGAGCGAGCGGTCTTGGGATCGAGCCCGCGCTTGATGAGCTCGCCGACGTTGGCGTCCTTGCCCTTCTTGCTGGGCATTGCTTCCATATTGTCGAGGTTCTCGCGGATGGTCTGAACCTCATCGCGCACCTTGTCGGCCTGTGCCTCGACCTTGTCGGCAAGGCTCATCACGGCGGTGAGCGCGTCTACCTCAGAACCCTTGATCCCAAGAAGGTTGCGGCGCTTGAGGACGTAGGCCGTGACCATGCGAGCCAGCGCTTGCCAAATGCTGCCACCGCTCGGCATGCCGAAGTGGGCAGACATCTCGCGCGGCAGCTTCAGCGACTGGAGAAAATCCTGGAAGCGCGGATTGGTGAGCGCCTCGGAGAGAAACTCGTGAGCGTTGGTCAGGCCGTACTCATTGCCCCGGCCCTTGGGGATCGCCTTGGCTCGCACGGCGTCGAGCAGCATATCGACGTCAGCGCGCAGATCCTCATCCGTCTCGAGCCCAATCGACAGGAGCGCGTGGAGCCCTTCATGGCTCAAGAGCTGAGAGCTGATCTTGCCGTTTTCCATGCTAAGGGCGGAGATCAGGATCGTGTTGGTACGCGGATCGTAGTCGCCCGCGACATCGCCGGGCTTCTCCTTCGGATGCAGCCGGTCAAGCACTTCCTGATCCACGATAAGGACGGGCGTATCTCCAACCTTCTCGCGCAGCCTGCTGATGACCGTTGCGACGATGCCACGGTTGAACTCAGAACCTGGCAGTGCCGACGCCTTGCTCAACGCCGCGTCGAGCGTGGTCTTGTCAAGGATTTCCTCTTCACTCAGGTTCTCCCGCAGATTGCGGTCAACCGGGCTGCTGTTGCCGGACCCGTTCCGCTTGCTCGGGAAAATCTGATCCAAGGGCCGGTCAGGCTTGAACGTGTCGCTGACTTGCTGCTCATCGAACACGCCATAGACAGTGCTCGCAACATTGCCGCCGTCGATGACGTTCTTCAGGACAACGCCGTCATGGCCCTCATCCTTGGCTTTCTTCAGCATGACCGCGTACTTGTTCGGATCGTAGCGCTTGCCCTCCATGTCAATGACGAGAGGGTTCTCCATGCGGATGCGGGAGAGGCGCACATTGCCGCCCAGCCAGTCGAGGCGTCCCTTGGAGCGATCAGCCTGGGTCAGTTGGCGGCGAGTGTAGCTGTCCGCCACCTTCTTGTTACGAGCGAACCAGAACGTATCGAAGCCGGAGACGAACTTCGAGTTCTTGAACTGGTTGAGGAACCTACGGAAGACCGCATTGGTACCGTGATACACGTCGGCAACGAACGGCTTGCCAGTCTCATACTCGCTGATTGACGCGGGTTCTTCGCGCGTGTCCTGCATTACTTCTGAAGTAACGTCAGTTGGCTTGACGTTGAACTCGGGTCCGTTGTCTTCCGTCTCGTTGACCTGTTCGTCCTCGGCGATGTTGGGCTTACGCTTCTTGGGCCTGCCCTCGGAGTCACCGCCCATAAGCGGCTCCCACCAGTTGCCTTGCAGTCCTTTCGGCTCAGCCGTCAGCTTTGCTGCTGCCGCTGCGCGCTGCTCAGGAGAGATCGCAACGTCCAGCTTGCGGCCAGACCGCCCCTTGGGCTTGCTCTCGACCTGAACTTTCTTGGCGCGGTCACCGCTGACTGCGCGATAGCCGGGGTTACTTTCCGAAGTAGCACGCGGGCGTTCGACGCCAGCTTCGGGCACCTGGTCAGTGACGACCTCCGTAGCCATCGCCTGAGCGTCTTCGTCGCCCTCTTCGCGCGCTTCTAGGTTTTCCTCGGGCGTGCTGGCATCAGACGCCATGTCCTCTGTGGCGTCAGTCGTGACGCCGTCGTTGTTGGTCTTGGTCTTCTTCGGACCCTTCTTGGCACCACCCTCGATGCCACGGGATTCGAGGTACGCGTCGATCATCCCAGCGCGCAGAAGGGCTTCTGCTGAGCGGAAATCGACAAAGTCCTGATTATTGGGGTTCGATTTCTTTGCCAGCCTGCGGGCCTCGAACAGCAACATCTGAGCTGCGTTCGGCGCGAGATCGGGGTCGTCCGACATGGCAATGCGCTCGAAGAGATGCTCGCCCTTGTTGTTGGGCGAAGTCTTTGAGTGCATCTCCTCGACCATGGCACGGGCGCGAGCCATCACCGAAGCGCGAGCAACGTCGCCCTTGGGCGAGCTGCTCTGGATCGCGTCTTCCTGTTTGTTCGTATTGTGCCCTGCAATGATCTCATCAGCAGCGCGCTTGTTGTTGACGCGGCGGGCGCGCTCCGCCTTGGCGATCTTATTGGTGACCGTTTCGGGCTCTTCGGGCAGGGCAGCGGCAGTTGCATCCTGCTCAGCCTGCTGGCGCTCTTCGGCCTGCTTTATCTCCGCTTCGTTCTGGGCCTGCTTCTCTTGCTGTGCGACAGCGGCCTCCGCATCACTGCGCAGGGCGTCTTCATTGGTGGGGCGAAGCACGCGGCGCTGGCCGGGCTCGACAGGCTTGGCGGCCTCTTCCTCGTTCTTCTGGCGCTGCTCGGCCATGTAGGCTTCGACACGCGCTTTGCGCTCGGCTTCCTTCTGGGCAGCAAGCTCCTCGGGGGTCGGGCCTTCCTTGGCCTTCGACGCATTGACAGCAGCCTGAGCCTTCGGGGGACGAGGAGCCCTCTGAGCCCTCGCAGCTTCCCTCGCAGCCCGTGCAGCTTCACGCTCGGCAGCAGCCTTGGCCTCTGCCGCCTGACGGTTCTTGGTAATCTCCTGCCATGCCGCCGTCACCGCCTTCTCGCGCTCGGCGGGGTCCATGCGCTCCAGCTCCATGCCGGTCTCGCGGCGAACCTTGGAGCGGATGTCAGCATTGATGCTGGCGCGCTTACCGCGCGGCATGCCGTCATAGTCTTCAGGGGCGATGCCTGCGTCGAGCAGAACATCGCGCTGTGTCACGGTCTGATACTTCGGCTTCTTGGGCGTTGCCGTGATGGTCTCGTTCAGAGACTGCGTGGGCGTATCGCCGCCACCAGCAGAAGGCTCTGGCATTTCGTTGACGGGGGGCAGCGCATCAGCAGCCTGCTTGGCCGGAGACGAAGCAGGCTCACGAGCTTCCGGTGACACCGGCTGGCTCGGCGGCGCACTGGACGGACCAAGTTCCTGGAGTGCCTCGGCAGCGCGGCTAGGTGGGGCCGCAGGAACACCCCCAACCTGCGGCCCCGCTGACGCCGCAGCCGGTGCAGGAGCCGACTCTGGCGCAGCATTCTGTTCTGCGTACTCGCGCTCCTTCTGACGGAAGGCTGCGAGGGCCTTGATGTACTCGCCAGCGGCACCAGGTCCGGTGCCGGGAGTCGGCGGCTGGGGAGCTGTGGGTTGGTTACTTGCCGCAGTAACTGCCGCCTGCTGATCGGGCGGAGTCTCTCCGACCTGAATGCCGGACTTGACCTCGGCAGGTGCCTGCGTCGGAGGCGTCTCACGACGCGGCGGTGCGACGGTCGGCTGGGTGGCATTCAGTGCAGCAGCCTCGGCCGAATTTGCTCCCTTGTCGGAGACGGTTTCGACCTTCTGGCGGCCACCGGTTGTCAGGTTCTCACGAGCGATCTGGCCAGCAGTAGTGGCACCGCCCGTAACTGCGCTTCCAAGACCTTCACCGACAATATCGGGGAGGCTGATCTCATCACCCGCAGCAACTTCAGCGGCGAGTTCCCCGGCGCTATCGCCAGCAGACTCGATGCCAGCGCCAGCAATTGCCGTCGCAGCCTTCTTCTTGAAAGGCGCAGCGACCACGCCTTCGGCAAGGTTCTCGGTGAACCCGCCGACGGCACCGCTCGCGCCACCAATGACCACGGCACGGACACGGGCCTTGCCGATCATCGTCAGGATTTCGTCAGTGTTCTCGAGCGCGTACTTCTCGACAGCGGCCTGATCCGACGTGTCGATGCCCTTGGCCTGGAGGTCCTCCGTGAGATACTGGGCCATCGAGGTGCCCATCTCGATGGAGCCGCCAGCGAGCGCACCCATAGCGGCTGCGCCTTCGGGACCGGCGATACCGCCGACGATGGACGCAAGCATGGTGGGGGCGGACGACGGCAGCGAGCGCAGGACAAGCGTACGGGTTACTCCGTAGGGATCGCTCGCGAGCGCGTCCCACATGGAGCCAGCCTTCTCAACAAGCCCTTCGCCCTCTGGATCGTTGAACTGCTTTGCCGCCGGGTTGGTCGGGATCGCCTCGATAGCCTTGCTGAGCTTCTGGATCTCGCCAATGTTCTTGACGATGCTCTGCACTGCCTTCGGCTTCAGCACTGCCGCTTCGTCCTCGGCAGACTGCGGCCCCTGACCCTGCGGGTAGAGCATCATGAGCTGCGAGCGGCGAGCGCTCAGCTTGGCGCGTTCATCGCCAGCTTTCTGCCATTGGTCGTCGGGGAGCTTCTCGATGTCGGCCAACCGCTTGTCGATCTGGGCCAGCTCCTGTTCGTCGAGGGCTGCTCCCTTCTGCATGCGATTGGCGCGGGCAATGTCGCCAGCGGCACCGGCAACGGCAAGGGCAGGACGAACCTGCTTGAGGGTCTCGATACCCGCCTCGATGTCGCCCATTGCGGTCGAGGTGTCGGCGTCCTCCGGCTCTCGCTTGGAAATCGAGACGGGCTTGCGCTCAACCGGCTTGGTCGCAGGTTCGTTAGCGTTGTACCGGAACTTGTTCTTAGGCGCAGGCTTGGTCGGAATAGCTTCCGGCGTCGGCTCGGCTTCGCCATTGAGCTGCGAAAGCAGAGCCGGATCGGTGACTTCTTTTGTTTCGTTAGAGCCCTCGCTGGAGTTAAGCTGGTCGAGGAGAGTGGGGTCGGTTACCTCAACAAGATTATCCATGCTTACTTCTCAAACCACTTATTGCCGCGCTTAACGTATGTCTTTCCGTTTATCGTTTTGGTTTCTTCAGCGCCAGAATTACTTTGTGTAGTAACCTGCGGCTGCGTCGGAATAGCTCCTTCGCTGCCAGTGTCGCTCTCGCCCTCTTCCGCCATCGGAGCGCCGTAGCTGCGGTTGATGGAGTCGATGATGATCTGAAGCGTCTCGGGATCCTTATCCTGGAAAGCCTTCTGCCATGCGCGCTTCTGGCCAGGTGTCATCTGCGGCGCGTAGGCGTCGAAAAGCTCGTTGAGCGTACCAGCTCGGCGCTCGCGCTTCTGAAGGTCACGAGCCGTAGTGGCTTCCTGAGCCGCAGCCGCACGGTCTGAGGTGGCCTTAGCTGCTTCCGCCTGACGGTCAGAAATTGCTTTGTTCTGACCGGCTACGCGCTCATCCGAATGCTTGGTCTCACGGCGCTTATCGACGTTGCCCATAATGTCGTCGAGCGCATCGGGATCGACCTCCTCGACGGCAGCGTCCCACTGCTCCTTCTCGCTCGTAGTCATGTCAGCTTCGTAGTCGGCACGGAGCTTGACCTTGCCATTGACGCGGCGCTGGCGCTTCGCAACATCAGCGGCGGTACGAGCCGTCTCGCGGTCCTCGGCGCGTTTATCTACTGCTTCGAGCCCCCTCTGCTGGCGCTCGTCGGCGGCCGCCAGACGCTTGTCGAGATTGGCTTCGGCGGCCTCGCGGGCTTCCGTAATGCGGCGGTCAACAAGCTCATCACGCTTGGTCTGAGCTTCTTCCTTACCTTTCTCGCGGCGACGGGTCTGGACATTACTCAAGATCTTGTTGAGCGTCTCGTAGTCGCCATCCTCGACGGCGCTGGACCACGCCTCGAGCTCGCCTTGGTCCATGTCGCCCTTGATGTCAGGGAGCAGCTTGTTGAGGTTTCCAGCGCGAGCAACAGCCCGCTTCTCCTTACGGTCTGCTGCGGTGGTGCCCGGCGAGGCAACTTCCGTAAGAGCCTCGAAGTAGCCCGAGCCGCGCGAGATGCCGGTCGCCATCTGGAAGATCTGCTGCGGGCTCAGCATGTGACGGTCCACGACGTCACCGTTTTCATCGGTGCGCGTAACCTCGACGCCGTTGCCCTTGCGGTTGGCCTGTACGTCCATACCGTCCGGGACAGACTCGTATGCCTTGATGGCATACTTGACCATGCCGTCCACATCACCGTTCTTGCCTGCCTTCACGGCTTCATAGCCGTAGCGGCGCGACATCAGGTTCGAGTACTGGATCAGGCCAGCAGCCCACTTGCCAGCCTTATCGACGTCGCCGTGCGACAGATAGAACTCGACGCCCTTCTGCATGGCGTAGACGGTACGCAGCCCGTTGCTGAGCGAACCCTTGGGATCGACAACCTGAAAGATCTGCTGCACTTCCTGAGTGCTCGGCGGACCTTCGTTGGGGGCAATCGCGCCGTTCACAAACTGGCGCTGCCTGTTTTCCATCTGCGGGTCATCACCCACCGCAGCCCCGTTCTTATCGAGGCTGTGCTTATGGGTGAGGTAGGTGAGGCCGACATGAAGCGCCTGGCCCGGCGTGATCACGCTGCGGCGCGGCCCAGCCGGATCATTCTTCGAGTTGTAGCCTACGGGAGCTTCCGCCTGCGGGACGGTGTCACGGTTGGCCCTACTTTGCGAAGTAACCGGTGCCGTCGGAATTGCCTGCGCAGAATCTTCTTCGGTTCCATCCTCGACAGTGCCGCCATCGGCATAGAGCTGGAACGGATTGCCGTTGCTGCGCCACTCTTTCGTGCCGTGGTTAACGAACAGGCCGCCCATCGGAGAGAAGCCGACCATGCTGATGAAGTTGTTGGCATCGTCCGACTTCCAACCCTGCGCGATCATGTTGTCGTACATGTCGTTCATGCGCGCGACATAGGACGGTGCGTACTTGTCCTGATAATCAGTCAAGTACTTCATCGTGTCGGTGCCCCAAGGCGGCGTGAAGCCCTGGGTCTTGCTCTCTTCGGTATTCGTGTTGGTGGTGGTCGGAACTGCCGCAGCAGTCGGCCGGTAGGTCGGCACGTTCTGGCGTGCAGCCACCTGCGAGGTAGCGCCAGCCCACGGGACAGAGCCACCACCGGCCATGGCGGTCGGCGTGTCCGTCAGGCTCTGCGGAGTATACGGCCTCACACCCTCCGGGATCTCGATGTCAGCAATGTCAACGCCAGCGGAGCGCGAGCCCTCGAGGACGTCAACCTGTTCGCTGCCGCCATCGTCTTCGTAGGCTTGGCGCGAACGGGTAGGCCGCTCGCTGCGCGTCGAAGCACTGACGGGGAGCGCAGACCGCTCAGAGCCCGCATCAGTCGAGCTATCGTCGGCGCTTGCCATAGCGGTCGGTTCGTAGTCGCCAAACTTTCCGCCCATGTGCTGCGCAATCGTGTCGCGCGCCCAAGAGGGGACCGAGTCAGCGTGGTAGCTGGGACCCCATGCGCGGCGGCCGCCGACGTCGAGGTGCAGGGAATTGTTGTAGACGCCAATGCCGGTGAAGCCGTTGGCGCTCGCGTTCTTGATGAGTTCGAGGCGCTGGGGCTTGGACAGGCCAGAGACGTCGATGTCGATGGCGTTGCCGTGCATGTGCTGAGAGTGCTTCGCACCCCCGGCGCGGCGGTTGGTTTCTGGATCGCGGTAGGCCGAGACGACAGGGAGCTCGCGACCGAATGCGTCCTGCGTTGCCTTCCAACGGTCAGAGACGACCTTGTTCAGGCCCTTCAGGCGAAGCGGGGCGCGCCCGGCCTGAGTGCCGGTCTTGATCGCACCGCCAAGCGCAAACCGCTCCGTGCCGAGACGGGGCTTTTCCTCGCTGGGGGTAGGGACCTTGTTCTTATCGGCCGTGGTCTCTTCAGACCCGGACAGGTCAGGCATGTACGCACCCGACCAGTCTCCGCCAAGGTCCTCGAGCGAGGGGTTGAGGGCAGCGTCAGCGGCGTCCTTCTTGCGCTTATCGCGAGAATCGCGAATGTCGCTGGCAACGCTCGACGTCGTCTTGAACGCCGAAAGGAAATCCCGCATTTCAGCAGAAAAAGACATACGTCACCTCAAACAGGCAGAGCAGATTGCGGTTTTGCAGGAGCCTGATCTTTTTGCTGGCGGCTCTGCTGAATCATTTTCTGGAAGAACTCTTCGCCCTTCCACTTGGCAACGTCGGCGGGGACAATGAACTCGTCGGCGTTCAGCCGGACTTCCTGCCCACTCTGGTTCACACGAGCCGGGATGTCGTCGATGGCGGCACCATGCGACGGTGACATCGCGGGATCGAGCTTACCTCCCGAAGTAACTCCGTCCGGGACTGCACCACCTTCGGCGAGGAAGGCCGGGATGACGCCCAGGATGCCGCCCATGATCGAGCCAAGGCCCGAGCTGGACGCCTGATTGGCCTGATACTGAGCGAGCTGGTTCTGGTAGCCCATGTTGAGCGTGTTGCCCCAGATACCGGTCGATTGGTTGCCCAGCCCCTGCCACTGCGTCGGCGTGCCCATGGCCTGAGAGCCCGAGCTGAAGTTGGCGAGCGTAGAGTTGACAGCCTGGTTGCCCGACTGGAGCGCGGTGCCGTAGGTGCCAGCAACCTGACCGGGATAACCGCGGCCGACGTTGATGGCCTCAGAGCGAAGCGCACGGCCAACGCCCTCGGTCTGGGCGCGAGCCTGATTGGCGGCACCGGCCTGAGCAGCGGCACTCTGAACGCGGCTCCCCAAGTCGAGGGCGGCGTAGCGCGTATCGGACGGGTTGAGGCCGAAGCTCTCGAGCTGCTGGCGGGCGGCGCGGCGCGAGCCCTCCATCTTTGCCGCCACCTCGGAGGAGGCGCGGCCCATCTCGTATTCCTGCCGGGCAGGGGAAGCGTAGCTGCGCGCTTCCGAGACGGCTTCATCTTCCAGAGGCTGGTAGATCGACTCGTAACGAGCGCGGTCGTTGAGCGCCGCCTGATCGTTGATGTCCTGACGACGGAGCGATGCACCTACGACAGCGTCAACAAGCTGCCGGTTCGCGCCATATTCTTCCTTGGCCCAAGCGAGCTGCTCCTTACCAAGGGCGTAGGAATACTGAGCTGCCTTTTCACTGGCGGCTGCAATGCCAGAATAGTCTGGCGGATCAGGAGCCTGGTTCTTACCGCCACCCATTGTTGCTACTCCCTGTTGGACCGGATGTACTTGGGCTTAACCTTGAGCCACCGACAATCTTCACGCGACATCGCCAGCACCAAACACGCCCCTTCCGGGAAGACGTCATCAATCTTAGCAACGATCTTAAACCCAAGTTTCAGGTCGATTTCAAGTGCTTTCGTGTTGTATTCGGGAACTTGACCGAAGACCTTTCGGCAACCCAATTGGTTAAACGCATAGTCGAACGCGCACCAAACCATGTCGCGGGTTCCCCAATTATCAACGAACCCGGCCATGTGCATCTGGATACTTGCAACCGTGTAACCCTGAAAGATTACTCCGCCAAGTAACTCGCCATCCTTGTCGATGCGAGACACGCAGTGGTCGCAGACCGTGTTGAAGGTGGTCCCAGCGGCTTTGGCGATTGCTATTCCGTGTTCCCAGTCATTGACGACGATCACAATGCAACCCAATAAATCCCGTTGTAATAGCTCAATACCTTCGTTCCCGTGTTGATCCAGAAGTCTCCGGGCTGAAGCGAGTTTCTCTTATCGAGGGGTAGCGTGGCCTGTACATAGACCGCAGGGGCTCCTTTGGAGTCGTCCTGCCGCTGCCCAGTTAGTGACTCAAGGACTTGCTTCATGGCACGCAGCGACACGGCCATGCTCTTGGAGTCACCATCGACGAAATCAGGGATGGTGGCGTACTTAGACACTCATCAGCTCCTTCGCCGTCGTGGCGATCTCAATGTTGTTGACCTGGACGCGCGCCTCGATCTCGATCTGCCACCACGTTGCACGGAAGCCGGAAGGCAGGCGCATGAGCTCGCCGCTGCTCTTCATTTCCCTGCGCAGAACAAGACGGTCATCGGCATATACGCGCACAATCCCGAGCTCATACTTTGTGAGCGGGGGGTCTGGATTGACTACAGGCGTTGGCTCCGGCACCACGCGCCACGCAAGAGAGTCATCGGTAAAGGCAATCGAAAAGCCGAGGTCATCACCGAGCGCAGCTTCAGCATCCGTCGGCACGTAAGGCGGCGGAGTTGGCGGCTTCGGGACCGGATAATTGATGGTGAACCAAATTCGCATCGCTTCAAGATTCCGCTTGTTCGGCATCTCGAAGAGCTTTGACCGCCACTTGTACGGTCCTTGGACGCTGTTGGTGGAAAGGTCCAACCAGCGTACCCGGTTGGCATAGACGAGAAAAATCTCACCGGTCCACGCATCAGTGTACGCGTTGTATATCGGGTAGGTGGAGGTCAGCTTATTGACGCCGACGCGCGGGTTCGTGAAGTCATACAGGATGCCGCTGTATGAGCCGGAATAGTCAATCTGGAGAAAAGCGCTAGGTTCAAAGCCGCTCAAGTCGAAGCAGCCAGGCTTGACTGAGCCCCAAGCGTAGTAGGCCCCGCCGAGTTGGCACGCGCGCAGCGAGGGAACGTCAACAAAGTCCAGCCATGCGTCCTTTGTGAACGCATCGCGCGAGACGATGGCCACATCGCCGGGGGTTGCGACTGCAAGGCCGTTCGGTGAAGCGTAGATCACGCCATTGGTCGTGGAGACGATGGAACCGCGCGACAGGCACGGCTCGGTCTTCTTCAGGCGAGAGACCGCCATCTGAGCCGGATTGATGCCCGTCACCGCATAGGGAGACCCCTGCGTGAGAACCATCAGGGTCTGACCGACAACGCCAAGGCCAACAACATCCGTATCGAACGAGAGCGAGTAGTTTGGCGGCCAAGCGTGCGGCCGATAGGGCTCGCAGAACCAGACTTCGTTGGCACGAAACCCTGCAATGATGCCATTCGGCATGACGGCGAAGCCGTCAAGATCGTCCGGGGGAGCGGTCCAGAGGTCGCTCTGAAGCACCGCGTTTGAAGATACATCGTCGTCTGTTTTGAGGTCTTCGTAAGACGTCTCAAGGATGTCGATCTCGGCAACCTGGAAATAGACTGTCGTCCCGGCGACACCGGAAACCGTGCGGTAGATGCGCACCTTGTCGAGCTTGCGGCCAGCTTTGTCGTCGGTGCTTGGGGCAGTAACTCGAATATGCCAAGGATCGCCGGACCAGCCGGTGCACAGGGTCGGCGGAGACGGCGGGCCTTCTTCGCCGTACAGCGAAACCCAAGTGTAGACGTAGGCCCGCGTCTCGAGGACGCCGATACCCTTATAGACAGGATCGGTCGCCACATCCGGCGGAACACCAATGGTCAGGCCGCCGGAGTCAGACACGGTAATGCGCTGACCAGACGCGGTCGTACCATAGCGCAGCTCAGCCGAGTGCCCGGTCGTAAGGTATTCATTGACCGGAGTCCCGGACTGAACGGGCGGGGATTTGTCGATGTTGGTGGTCTGACTGCCAGATGTCAGCAGAGGCTTAGTTGCACCGAAAAGCGCGAAATCGACAGCATCAATAAGTCCGCTGAAGAAGCTCTCCTCGTCAACACCGTAGGCGACGGTCTCGTACAGCCTCGATACGCCAGCCTGAAGGTCGTACTTGAACGAGCCTGCAACGAAGTAATACGTGCTGTTGACGCGGGAGATAAGCGGAGCTTCCGTCGGCGTCGGGATGCCCAGCGTCAGCGGAGCATTCGCCCCGGTGTTGCCAGCAACGATACGGTCCTTGGTGTTGTACACCGGGGTCGTCGTTGGGCTGGTCCAATAGAACCGGTTGAACGTGTCATCGACCGTCGGCGACGTGACCACATCAGTATCAGGGTCACGGAAGTTGATCCAGGCCGAGTCCTCGATGTGGTCCTTATCGACGTAAAGACCTGGGATGCGAAACGCCTTTGTGTACGTCGGCACGGAAATGACGTGAACCGGGACTGCGGTACGGATGCCGTCCAGAGTTCCACTGTACAGCCAAGTGTTTTCGCTTGACGAAGCCTGATTGTCCGGCAGCAGACGTTGGTCCACTGCCGGGAGCATACCACC